TTGCCGCCCGACAGGAACGACCCGCCGAGCGTGCTGGCGAGGTTCTGCTGCGCGGCGGCGGTCAGCGGCGAGCCCGCCAGCGCCCGCTGCTCGATGCCGCGGAGCGCCATCTCCTGCTGCGGCGCGAAGCCGACGACCGTGCTCTGCGGATAGTACTGTGGCAGATCGCTCTGGTAGAGCCGCTGCGCCTCGTTCGCGCCGTACTCGAGGAACGGCTTGATGAACGCCGCAGGCTCGGTCGTGCGATTGGACGTCACATACTCGGTCTTCGATCCGCCACCGCTCATCTCATAGCCCTCTCGTCATCAGCACGCGCACGTCCGCGTGCCTGAGTTTCTTGAGCCAACCCTTGCGCCCGATGATCTCGAGCCGCGCGCAGCCGTTCTGCCGCGCCCAGCCCTCGACCTGCCGCTCGATCTCCTTGATGCCCTCGAGGTCTCCGGCGGCTAGCCACACCCGGCATGCACGCAGCAGCGGGTAGCTGATGACCTCGGTGACCGCGGCGCTGTCGCCGTGCATCCAGAGTTGCGCCTGGCCTGCGACGATCGCGTCGAGCACGTCGCGCTCGCTGTGCGTGCCGCCGTGATCGATTGCCGGCGCGAGGATGCGTCGCGCCTTCTCCCAGCTAGCCGAGAACGACATAGCTGAAGGTGCGATCCGTCTGGGCGTTGTTCGCGTGCGTGAGCGTGAACGTCTGCTTGCCGCGCGAGCTCACATAGAGGCCGCCGATCGCCGCGGCGGCATTGGCCGTGCGCGGCATGAACAGGATCACGCTGTCCTGCCCCGCCCGCAGGTCGGACACCGTGGTGGTCGCCGAGCTCGCCGTCAGCGTCACGCTGCCGGTCGAGTTGACCTTGCCATCCCGCAGGCTGTTGACGATCTCGTAGACGTCGCGCGCGCCATGCGCGAGAGGCAGCCCGCGGAATTGGTTGTCTGCCATCAGCGCCTGCCGGTCCTGCTGGCCGCGAAGTCGACGCCATAGGCCTGCGTCCACTCACCCGTCAGGTTGAGCCTGACGCGATGAAACTTGTTGGCCGAGCGCACCGGGCAGAAGCCGGCGGCGTTGAGCGACGCCGCCGCGCCGTAGCTCACGCTGTCCTGCTGACGCGCGCGCTCGCCGACCTGCACGGTCACCGTGCCGCCGGTCGTGTGCGGCGTCACCTGCGTGACCAGTGCTTGGCCGCCGTCGACCAGGTTGGCCTCGCCGGTCTCGATCGTCGCCTCGAGCGATGAGCCGGTGAACGTGCCGATCTTGTTGTCCACGCCGCCGCCGAACACGAACTTGCCGAGCTTCAGCGACGAGCTGTCGAGCGACACGCCGAGCGCGTCGAGCGAACCGGAGATGCTGTCGAGATCGTCGAGCGTGTAGGACGCATTGAACAGCGCCCCGACGAAGTCGTTGGTGACCTCGGCGTAGGACCACTTGTCGATGGCGTAGTTGTAGATGATCAGCCTGTCCGGCGTTCCGCCGCTCTGCGCGGACGGGAACGACCACGCCACGATCTGGTTGAGCGGGTCGACGGCGGCGGTGATCCGGTCGCGGTAGGCCGCGTTCGAGTTCTCGAAGAACCAGCGGTTGACCCGCTCGCTGCCGATCGGCCGCGAGGCGTTGCCGTCGAAGGCATAGAACCCGTCGGACGCGATGTAGAAGCAGGTCGCGCCAAGCTGCACCACGCTGCCTGGGTACTCGCAGCCGCGCGCGGTCTCGACGCGGTCGAACTGGAAGACGAGCGGCGAGCCGACGTACTGCATCCGCACAATCGCGCGCTCGAGGAACACGACCCCGAACTCGCCACCGCACAGCCCCGTGACCGCGCCGGCATCGGCTATGTCCTGGTAGTCCGCCTGGTTGGTGCCGACCGTCCAGCTGGTGGCGTCGTTGATCGCCGACCAGCGCACCCTGTATGGCGTGGTCGTGCCGCTCTCGGTCACGTTGGCGCTCACGACGAAGTCGCGCACCGTGGTGATGAACTTGGACGACAGTCCTGCGACGAGGTCGGCGAAGTTGCCGCCGCTGGTGATCGAGATCGACTGGATCGCGTCTGCGTTGTTGCAGGCGATGAGCCGGTCGCCGAAGGTCGTGAAGTAGAACCTGTCGGTCGAAGCCGTCGCGTAGCCGCCGCTCTTGCTCACGTCAGACAGCGCGCCGGTGCTCTTCGTGAACTTCCAGAGCTTCGACAGCCCGCCGGCGTAGATCGTGACGGTGCCGCCGGCGGTCTTCGTGGCGGCGATGTTGGTCAGGCGCTCGGTGGCCGCCTGCGACAGCGCCGACAGCGCCGGGAACGGCTTGTAGCCGCGGGCAGCCGGCTGCGTGTTCTTCGCCACCGTCACGCCGGGGCTGTTCAGCGCCGGCTGGTCAGGCAGCCATTGTCCGAGCTCGATCATGCCGCCTCTGCCCAGGTCTCGTTGCCGTTTGCCGCGTCGGTCCACGTCTCAGCGCCGGCTGCCTGCTCGGACCATGTCTCGCTGCCGGCCGCGGCCTGCGACCAGGCCTCCGCGCCGACCGCCTGCTCGGACCATGTTTCGGCGCCGGCGACGCCGAGCCCCCAACCGATACGCAGTGCGTCCGCGCCAGCAGATGCCGCGCCGCTCGACGCGGGCGTCGTCAGTGCGAACGACACCACCGACGCAGAAGCCGTTGCGCCCGCCTCGCACGATCCGGTGCCAGCGCGGAACAGATTGCCGGCCGCCGATGCCGTCGCCACGCCTGCCGCCGGCACGATGGCCGTCGCAAGCGTCGGCACGGCAAGCGCAGCCACGCTTGCAGATCCAGACGCGATGTCCGCGCTGGCCTGCAGGAACCTCGAGGCGAGCGCGCTGGCCGTCGCCGACCCGGCCGCGCTCGCCTGGACGCCAACCGTGGCGCCGCTCGACGCCGCGCCGCTCGCGGCCGAGCTCGCCGCTGCGGATGTTGCGACGATGCGCGCGCTCGAGGCATTGCCGGCCGCAGCGCCAGCAGCCGACGGCGACACGGATGCGATGCCGCACGCAATGGACGCCGCAGAAGCAGCTCCGGTAGCTGACGCTGCTGCACCTGCAATTCGTGCAGCCGACGCAGAAACTGTCGCCGCTCCCTTGATGAGCCCCAGGTCGTCGATCGATCCACTGAGGGCGTCGATCGACGTCGAGAAGCTGTCAATCGAAGCTTGCGGGAACGCCGCAACCACGCGGCCGGATGCCGCGGCGCACGTCGCGACGCCATGCGGCAGGCCAATGGTGTCGAGCGTCTCGACGAGCTCGTCGATCGACGTGGTCAGGCTGTCGAGCGATATCTCCGGCGAGACTGTGACGATCACAGCCACGATGGATCAGTCCTCGGTGACAATCGAGCCAGACTTGACGCGCGGGATGACGCCCGACGAGATGGCGACGGTCGGCGTGATGCTTCCCTTGTACAGGATCGATCCAGCGCCAGACGAGCTGGTGCCGATCGAGAAGTGCGTCGCGGTCTCGCTGCCGCCGGTCGCCTCGGGGAAGTCGACGTTCGCGGCGAGCGACGCGGTGTTGCCGCTGATCGTGAAGCCGGCCACCGACCTCGCGACCGCCTGTCGCGCGTAGCTCGTGTAGGCGCACTCGTTGGTCGTCTGCGAACCCGCCTCGCCAGGATCGGACGTGTGCAGCGCGATGTAGAGGCTGCCAGCCGTGCTCGACCCGCGCAGGCCGGTCGCGTCGCCGACGTTCGCGATGTTGCTGTTGTTGAACAGCAGCTCGAGCAGGCTCTGCTCGAAGGCATTGGACTTGGACATGGCAGCTCCTGTCAGGCGAGGCGCATGACCAGCGACGAGCCGCCGAACTTGGCGCCATCCTCGCTGGTCGAGATTTCGGCGAGCGCGCGGCTGAACAGCTGCTCAAACTGAGGCACGCGCGGGTCGTCCATGAGGTAGACGGCCGCCGCAGCCAGCGCGCCGTAGAGGTAGGCGTCGGGGTAGCGCGTCAGGAGCGTGCTCGTCGGCGACGCATCCGACAGCGCCGTGACGCCAGTGATGTAGGCGATCTCGACGTCGTAGTCGTCGTCGGGCGCCGGCGCGAAGCGGATCTCGCTGCCGATCACCGTGTACGCCACCGGCTTGCCGTTGCCGGTCGATGGGTAGTTCGTGTCGAGGCCATCTGGCGACAGGTAGTCGAGCGTCGAGACCGGAGAGGTCAGCAGCTTGACCGACCGAACCGAGCGCAGGTCGCTTGGCAGCAGGATGTAGGCGTCGCCGACCGTCATCGTCGAGGTCGCGCGCTTCTCCTGGGCGCGCGTCTCGAGCGCGCGCGACATGCGCGCCTCGGCCAGCGCGATGAACTCGGGGATGCGATCGGTCAGGTCGCTGCGCGCGAGCCAGTTAGCGACCGCGGTCTTCAGCTCGCTGTAGGTCGTGATCGCCATCAGATGGTCGCCCCGATCGTGCGGAAGTGGCGGTAGTCGCGATGGTTCACGAAGTCGCGCCAGGCCTGCGGGTTGTCACGCGGCCAGCCGAACTCCCTGACCTTCGCCCAGAAGATCGCCGCCGGGATCTCTGCGTATTTCTGCGGGCCGCCGTGGCGCATGAACGACCCCCTGCCGACGTCGTTCTGCGCGGCCTTGTTCGCGTCGACGATGGCGTCGACGTTCTGCTCGAGCGCGAAGACTGGCGTGTCGCCGTCCCATTCGAGCCAGGTGCGCGTGCCGGTGGCCGGGTCGCTCTTGATGAGCTTCCGCATGAAAGGAACTCGCTGTTTTCTTGCAGAAGAAAGAGGGCGGCGAGTTGCCCCGCCGCCCTCCGCAGTCGCGTGCTGTGCGCTGCTTACGCGCCGGTCAGGTCGAAGACCGCCGCGTGCGCCTTCGGCGCCAGCACCTTGAGCGACCACTCCGCGATGATCGCGAACTTGGTCGCATCGCCCGTCGGCGCCACGTCGCTGACCGTGAAGTTACGGCCCGGCAGCGTGGTGATCGAGGCGTAGTCGGTGTCGAGCAGGAACAGGCGGTCGTTGCCCATGAACCGATCGACCACGACGTTCAGCTCACCGAAGTCGGAGCGGTACAGGGAGACGGCGCCGATGTATGCCGCGTCCTTGTTCGCCGACGTGATGATCTGGTTCGTCGCCACCGAAGCCGACGACAGGTTCGAGAACACCTGCTTGTTCGTCGGGCTCATCGCGATGATCGACGGCTTGCCGCCGTCCTCGTAGGCCGCGAGCATCGCCGCGTCGATCTGCGTGATCGCCATCGCGCGGTCGGTGCCGGTGAGCGACGGAACGTCCGAGCCGTCGCCGGTCGGGTTGGCCGACGCGGTGCCGGTCGAGGACAGCGACGTGTTGGTGATCCAGGTCGACAGCGAGCCGGCCTTGCGCGGATCGGACGAGCTCTTCGCCGTGTCGACGACGAGCGCCTTCTCGATGTCGCGACGCAGCTCGAGGCCCTTGAGCGTCTTGACGTAGGCCGTCTCGCGGTCGCGGCCGGCCTTGTCCACCGCGTCGAGAGTGCCAGAGACCGAGGCAGCCTT